TCAACGAGCGGTATAGGCGGACAAGGCGTCGCCAGGTTGGTTGGCAGCGTTGGCCGCGTTAATGGCTTCATTGATGCTTTGCAACCGCTCGCCATCAATACGACAGTCATCAGGCAGAGGAATCTGAGTCTCGACACGGGTGTACCTCTCAATGATCTTGGGCTTCGCATTGCGAAGTGCTACCAGCCCAGTTTCAAGGGCATTGGATAGGCTGATCAGCCGATCGGCTTCTTGGCGCCACACGGCCAACTCAGCCGCGTGATACTCGGCCATCGCGGATACCCTGCCTTGCTCATATTTTTCGTGCCCGTACCAAAGGATCCCCATCACAACGGCAGTACCGCCGACCGCAGCAACGGCATACCCTCGCCACCCGGTCACGAGCCCAAACATAGCGCCCTCTCCTCCGACCGTCGGCGCTCGAGGCCTGCCAACTTCTTCCCTCCGGCATAGACCCAGCGCATCAGCTCCTCGCACCAGACCTGCGGCGGCTCTCCTGCAGTGGCCTTCTTCACCAGGGTCGAACGGCAAGCTGCCTGGACCCCGACGTTGTACGCCCAGCTGGTCAGTGCCGTTTGCTGCCCGTCGGTCAAGGGGACCGTGACGCAATCGAGCACGCGAGACGCTTCGATCACATCGCGCACCAACAGGCCGGCGCATTCCTCGGGAGCGTAGGTCTGTCCCATCCGGACACCGGACGTGGTACCAAAGCAGGCGGTCGGGATGCCTACTGCATCGCGATACGCGGTCTGCCGATAGCCCTCGAACCCACCGATCAGCACCATGGCCGATACCAGGGCCCCAACGGATAGCTTGATCTTGCTGCTACTCACCCCGCTTCTCCCGCTTGATATCTCGGTGCCACTTCCAGAGCAGGTACGCCGCCTGAAGTGTGATGTAGGCCAGTGTGGCCCAGCCCACTGGACCTATCCCATCCCTTGCAATTGCCTCAACAGCGGCCACGGCGGTCGGAGGGGTTGCTTTTGCCGCTTCGGCTGCGACGTCTGCGTGCATCTTCATCATCCTTTGGGGCATGCCTGCCTCCCGACGGTAGACACAAAAAAACCCGCTTGTGGCGGGCCGTTCCTGCGGTGATTCAGGCGTAAGACTCAGCTTTGCTCTAGCAGCTCCTGCGGCTGCATGGCAGCGACAATCTCGGCCTTGCGCTCTGGGGTGAGCAGCCCGTTGTCAACGAGCGCCTGCAATCCGGCCTCGGTCCTTGGATCTTCGTAGGTGATGAAGCTTGCCGCGAGCAGCTTGTCGTACCACAGCTTGATCGCCGCGTTGCTCATCGTGGCCGCGACAACGGCCAGTTGCTCACCCTCGTTGAACAACTCAAGCAGTTCAAGCGGTGCGAAAACCGGGTAGACGGGCGTTGCCGGGTCTTCCGGCTCGGGTTGCGTTTCCTCTTGCGGGGGTGGATCGCGCAGCACCATCTGGCCGTCTTCGATGGCAACTTCCTTACCCTCAAGCATGGCGGCCAGCGCGTCTTGGTACTGCTGCTGCGTGATCTCGATACCGCCCTCGATGGGGGCGGTGCTGATCTGTCCGTTGGTGGCGTAGGGCATGTCAGTAAATCCTCATGAAATAATCTGCACCGACGTTGCGCATGCGGGTTTCGACGTCTGTACGAGCGACGTTTGACGCGTTGAACGAAATATTCGTTGGGTTGTCAGCCTCCCCAGCTTGGAAGGCAAGCACAGTCCCACTCGTGCCCGCGGATGATGCACTGAAGGCTCCAGATGGGCTAAGCACCACGCTATTGCTATTAGCAGCCCTCCGCACGGTAAATTGGCCCGTAATGTTTTGCAGCGCGTCGTTTTGTTCTGTACCGCTACTACCGGCCCGCAGTACGCGGCGCTCCGTATTGATCAGCCGCACCGTCTGCCCGTGCAGAGGACTCGCCTCGAGGTCGATTACCGCCGTGGCCTGCACCAACGGTGCCGAGCCAGTCACGCTCTCGTCAGTCAGCACGCCGTCGTTGTACGAGTCGCTCGCAGTCAACTTGATGAATCGATACTCGCTGCTCCCGGTCGGGGGCTCCTGGACACCGGGAATATGCGTCCATAAGGGGAACGGCTCACCAATGGGCTTCGAGAGCCATTGCAAATCCGAGTCACTGCGCGTCATCAGTGGGGTTTCCAGCGGGCAAAGATCGATCCACGCTGTCCCAGCCGCGTTACGCATCTTCAGACGCCCATTGCCGGTGTCCGCCCAGATGGAGTAAGGCCAAGCAATCGATGCCGGGTCATTAGACCCAGAAAAATGAGTGGCAATGGTTTGCAGCGCCTTGTTGACCTGATCGACCAGTGTCGGACCAGGCAACGGAGGCGTAGTCTGCACTTGGGTGTTTTCCTGCATATCAGTACCCCTGCGCTAGCCAGTTAATCTCCCGCTCAACAGAGCTGGATGCGTTGATAACCTCAATGTCGAACCCCGACTCGTCCACGTTCGTCAGCACCGCCTGGTCGCCGTCAATCGCATCCAGGATCGTGATCTGCACGTTCGGGACCGCATGGAACGTCTTCGTGAACGTGACTCGAGCGCCATTGACCGGCACCGTCACCCCTTCTCCGTGCTGCACGAGGTCTGGCACATCAATGGACCAGACGAAGTTCTCAACTGCAGGCACATAGAGGGGGTCATCGGTTTCAAGGATCAGGCGCACGTCGATATACCGAGCGTTGATCAAGCCAGGCACGAAGTCTCGCCATTCCGTCCAGTCGCCGAGCACCTGCGCGTGCCGGATCTGCGGCGTGGCCCGAACGTGTTGCAGGCGACTGCCATCAAGAACGTCCTCGATCTCGAATACGTCCGGGGAAAGCAAGATGTCATCGGTCAGGTTGTAGACCTGCGTGACAATGTCGAAGTCCACCCGGACAGGCGCTACATAGCCAATGTCGACGCGAGAGGCCTCCGCGATTGTGTAGACCCCCCTTTCTGCCGCACCACCGAGCCAAAGAACGTCCTGCTCACTGAGGATGTTCTCTACTTCAAGCACATCGCCCTGCGGGGCCAACGTAAACGTACCGTTGTAGACAACACCGTCTTCAGCGACGTCACCGTCCCAATCGGGGGCCTCGTCTCGCACCAGAATGACATTACGTACAAGCGTCGCGCCGTCGATTTGCAGGGAGTCAGGCGGGCCGTAGATAACCGTGCCGTTGGGCAGCACAAAGCGGGCGGCAACGTGGTATAGGCCATTGCCGATCGCCAACATTTCCAACTCGCTGGTAATGCCAACTACGCTTGAGTTCGCCCAGGTCGGGCCCATCCTGACTTCGTAGCCAGGGTTTCGAATGTCGACCACCCTGTTCCAGCGCAGAACAGTCAGGCCGTCCCGGAAAACGCTTGTCAGGCCTTCTACCGGGGGCAACGGCATTGCCAAGCCCTGAACCGTATAGGTGGTGTCCTTGCCGATCCCTATCCCCGCGGCAGGCCTCGGGGTCACAGTGACCTCGACCACGTCACCAGTCTGGACCAGGACGTCTGCATAACGCTCGGACGTAATGATCGTCGGCTTGGCGTCGCCGTTGACCACCAGATCCACCGCGACGGGCACGGCTGCCGAGATGGCCCATTCGATACGCAAACGGATCTGGTCCGCAGCGACACTGACGATCTGCTCAGAGACCGACAGGCTCAGCACTACCCCGGACAGAAGGGCCCCGTCCCTGGGCGGCGTGTACTGATACGGGTTGTTCTCGCTGGCGTAATAGCCGGGGTCGTCATCGATCGCCGAAAACCGAACCCCGTCCTCAGTAGGCCGGACTTCCACGATCTTGAACCGTCGCCCGGGGGTTGCTAGCGGGTCGAACATCCACACCCAGTCGACCGCAGGCACATCCTCGAAGCCTGGATCACCCGGCAGCGGGAAACCGTCCAGGTCGGATACGATCGTCAGCTCGTCAACGTCGCCTACAGCAGACACGACATTGACAGTCTTAAGGGTGCCCTCCGGATCGCGCAGCATCGCGATTCCGCTGCCACCGCTCGGGATCTTCGCGTCTAGCTTGATCGTGTTGCCGCTGCGTCCAATCATCCGCCCGGAGTAGCCCCAGACCGTCAGGTCGTGGCTGATCTGGACGACATCCCCCCGATTGGCGATGTAGCCCTCAATGTCGGTCTCCCAGCTCACCCGGCGTCGGTGCCAGACCTGGGACGCGGCGAGCAAGTTCGCCTCCCGCCCAGCAAGGACAGGGCTCGTAACCCCTTCTAGATCCAACTGCAAAGGATTCTGCGTGGTCGTCGCCCCAGGCACCCGGACGCGGACCTCGCCCATCGTGTAGTTGGCGGTCCGGTCGGTGAAGTTCAGGACGATCTCGTCGACGGTGCCCTCATTGATGTAGTCAACCCGGAACGAACCCGCCCGGATATTCATGGGCCCGAAGATCGCCACAACCGGCAGGTTGGGAGCGTCCCAGATGACCCCAAGTTTTCCGGACTGCCACGTCGGCGATGCCCGCCCTGCTCTGGCGATGATCTGCAGCATCTGCGCTGCGGAAATCCGCCGATCCAGCACGTAGTCGAACGTCAGCCCTTTCGAATCGCACCAGGCCGCCCAAGCCTTGATTCCGTCCAGATCTACCTGGCTATTTGTCAGCCCGGCCCCGTAGAGCAGATCTCCATTGGCATCGCGCTTGCCTTGCGCGAACCATAGGAACCACCAAGCAGGATTCCGGGTGTGCTGCACCACCCAGGACGATCCATTCCACACCCGGCATCGGGCCTTGCAGATGGCGTTGAGCTGATCGATTTGGCCGTTGAGCTGCGCAGAAGCTCGAATGCGGACCGCCATGCGCAGCTGGCCCGTGTAGTCTCCACGATCGACCTGGACGCAGCGAATCTGGGATACTGCGACGCTGTTCTTTTCGAACTGCGTGTCAATATCCGCTGTCACCTTCCGCACACGGATCTCGTACTGGCCAGCAGGCACGGATACCCGCACGAGTCGACGCACGACATTCGGCGACTTGCCGCTGATGCGGACTCCGCTCGTGGTCGTGTATCCGATCAAGGGATCGGGAGCAATACCCGACCACGGCTTGCCGCTTGCATGCGGGTGCGGCATCCAACGCCATTCGTAAGTACGGCACGACGTCCAAGATCCACCGTCACCTCCAGGGCCTTCCTGGGTACAGATCTGCACGGTATCGCCCTGCGTGTGATCAGCGGGGTTGGTCGATCCATAGCTCAGTTGGACCCACTGTGCTGGCGCTCCCCAGTCCAGATCTGGCGACTCCATCCGGCCAAGCGACCAGTAGTGAGTCGCATATACCGGGTCAGTGATGTTCCCGAGCGGCGTCCAAGTCGATGCACCGACAGCCCTGTATTCGACCTGCACCTCGACGGTGCGCGACAGGTATTTCCCGGTCTTTTGGTCAATGGCGAAGACCTGCGCAGCCAGGTCAACGTCTATGCGTCGCGTGTCTGCGGGCGTGGTCCGGTAGTTCCACCCATCCGGCTGACGAAGCTCGAAGCCCTGCAGCGTGTCGACGTTGCCAGCAATCATCGTCAGCGAGCCGTCAGCGTCGCTACGCTCAATGTCAACGCCTTTGAATCGCGTGATCGGCGAATCGCCGATCTTGATGTTCGTGATATCCAGATCCGGCTGCAGACCGAAATGGAAGGCCTGCGCTAGGTACTGGTCATTGCCGACATACTCGGTATAGGGCTGACTCGCCAGATCCGGGACGACCTTGTGCTCACCAAACACCAGGAGCATCGGCTCCCAGGGTCGAGCTCTGTTGCGCCCACCCTGTATGGAATAGGTCGGGCTGTTCTCAAGGCGGTTGTTTTCCTGCCGAAATGTCGGTTTTGGCGGCGGTAGTAGCGCATTGATCAGGAGTGAACCCCCGATCATGGTCGCCGCAGTCCCAAGAGCTCCTACAACAGACCCAAAGGACGCGGTCAATGCAGCGCCGACGGCGAAACCCGTCAGCGTCAACGCGATCATAGCGACGGTCCGCAGGATTTTGCTACCACTGCCACCGCCCGCCATCCTCGCCCGAATCACAACCATGTCGCCGGGTCGCGGAATCAATCGCTCCCACAGGGCCTCCGGAACGGGATGCCCGTTGTGCCACACATGCACAGGCCCGCTAGCAATCCGGATTCCGTTGCGCTTGATGTACGCACCCAGGGTTTCCCCAGGCAAGAATGACGCGAAGCAGACCTCCTTTCCGTCGGGCCGTAGCGGGTGAGGCAGGCTAACCAGTGCCGGCCTTGCGACGTCTTTCCCTACTTCCATTGGTAGTAGCCTTCCAACTTCCAATGCAGTCGCGTCATGTCGCGAAGACGCTGACGAATGACAGCCCCCGCAGACTGATCTGCATGGAGAACCCACCACTCTCCGGCAAGCCAACACATCACACCGGCATGGCATAGCCTGCCCCGCCCGACGAACAAGGCCGGGCAGCCGTCGAAAGGCTCGGCAATACGCTCGGCGACCTCTTCCCGGTACTCCAAGATCTGCGCCGTTTGCTCCCTGAGAGTCCGTGCATGACTCGTCGGCACCTGCGGCTCGACCCCGAATACTTCTCGCGCAACCCGAACCGCCAGGGCAACACAATCCCCGGTCTCCGGCACATACGGGAGACCTACGTACTTGTCAGACCAGTGCATCACCAAAGACCTGGTGCCGTGTTCGGATCAAACCGAAGCTTCACTGCCGGTTGCCCCAGCGTGTCCTGAAACCCAAGCTGTCCACGCACGACAAAGTTGTCCACCGACAACCCGGACAGATCCAGCGTCATGTCAAATTCGACCGTGTCTGGGTCAGAGCGCAGCACCTGCATGATCCGGCATTTCGCCCCTTTACCCCCTTGGCTGTACTCAAGCCATTGGGTGAGCTCGCGCCCGATGTTGTCGACCTCCAAGCGGGCTTCCGGCACCTGCTGGTCAATGTCGTCCGGCAGCGTGATCCGAAAGGCACACGCAATGAACTCATTCCCCTCGACCACGATGTTCTGGGAGTCGTTCACTACCCGAATCGGAACGGTCAACTCGGGGTGCGTGATCTCAAGCAGAACGAGAAACGGCTCGTCGGCGCTCGTGGCAAGAAGGTTGCGCCGGGCTGGTGCGGTATAGGATCGAGGCATCGTTACCCCAGCGTCTCAATCTGACCCTGTGCCTTCCAGACCTTGCCAGGGCTGGCCCAAGTCAACTGTCCACCAACGAACCGCCCTTGCTTGGTCACCCCGTCGACCGGATCAGTCCAAGAAAACCACCCGGTCCCTCCATACAGATCGTCCCGAAACCACGCGTCAAATTGCTGCTTGTCCTCGGCTGACAGCACCAGAACCGTCACGTCCCGGGTGACGATCGGCAAAGACCGCCGCGGGCGTTGCTTGGCGATCCCGTTGTCCATATCCGTGCGCAAGACACCGTAATCCGGGCGCTCATTGAAGCCCTCGAGCAGGATCTTCGCGTAGGCAGGCCAAGTAGCCATCCGAACCCCTTACAGTGCAGCCAGCTGCCGACGAATCGGCCCGTTGGCTTTGAGATCCTTGAGCACGACATCCACCACCCAGCGCTCGCCGTCGTGGCGAACATTTGCGTCTGCCGTTTGGATCGGTTGGGATGTCTGGTTGATGATGTTGACCTGCGGTGCAGCGGTGGACGGGCCAACCCCGGACAGATCCGCCCTCACCCCAAGCTTCCCGTCAGGCCCACGAGACAGCGGCATGATGGCCTCTGGCCCCGCCTCAGCAAAAATGCCAACTCCCTTGGCAAATTCGAAGACCTGCGGGGTGTTGTAGACCCTGTTGGAGTACCGGCTTAGGCTTGCGCCGCCGAAAACCCCGCCGTTGGCGTACTGGAACCACCCACCCGTGTCGATCGCCCCAAACGGGCTGCTGGCGAGCCCGCCGAACAGATTGGCAAACGCAGACGCAAGCGGGCCGGTAATCGACTGTTTGACTGCGATTCGTGCCAGGTCGGCCACGATGCTATCGATCAAATCAGAGAAGTTCAGCTTCCCAGTCTGCACAAAGTTAGCCAGCGAGTCTTCCATGCCCTTAAACGCCGACTGCACGGAATCTCGCACCGAGGCCGCTGCGTTGTTAGCCTCGTCCACGTAGTTCTGCAGCCCGGCAGTAACTCCGTTGAGCCAGATGGACTCCGCCTCCAGTTTCCTCTGGGCCGCGTCCCGTAGGATCTCGATCTGGCGTTTCTCGGCGTCTTCCAAGTCTGCTATTCGGCGCTGGTACTGCCCCTCCGTGAGCTTCGTAGACTCGACCTGCTGGGCCTCCTCCAATTGTCGACGGCGCTCTGCATACTCCTGTCGGATGGCAAGCTCTTGCTCGAAGAGCTCACGCTGACGGTCTCCCATGCCGATGCCGAGGACGTCTAGGTTCTGCCGCCTCCAGAAGATCTCCAGCTCCCGATTGATCGCTGCGAAGTACCTTGTCGATTCGGCAGCCTGCTTGATCGCCTTGTCCTCTTCTTTCCACGCCTGGATTTTGTCAAACAGCGCCAGGGCTTGGACCCGGTCAGCTTCCGCCCCCTTGGCAGTCGCGATACGGTACCGCTCAGCCTGTTCGGCGGTCATCCCAAGCGTTGCCGCCTGGAACTGCAGTTGCTGCACTAGGCGTTGGAGCTCTGTGAGCTGCTCCTTCTTCTTCTTTCCCTCTGCCGTGCCCGTCGGGCCAATACGTTCTGTGATTTCCTTGTAGGCTTGCTCGGCAGCATCGGCAGCCCTGGTGATGGCCCGGTCGGCAATGCCAGCGCTCAATGCCTCGTAAGCACCTAGACCGCGTGCAGCCTCCTTGTACCCTTCGACATACGAATCGACCAAACTGTAAATCTGACGGTCAGACCGGCCCTGATACTCGAGCTTTTCAAGCTTACCGCCTCCGAAGAACTCGGAAACAGCACTCAACTTGTCAATTAACGTATTTGCAAACGAAACCGCATTCTCGATTACGGCATCGAACGTATTTGCGAAAGCGTTCTGGATGTTCAGGCCGAGTGCCGTAACTGCTCGGTAGACGCCACCAAAAAACCCTTGGAAATCAGCGGAAATGGTGTCGATCTCTTTCGCTGTCGCTAAGAATGAATCGGCGAACGAGTCAGCGAAGATCCCGGAGACCCTTTTGCTGCTGATCGATATACCTTCGGCGAACTCATCAAAAAAATCGCTCATTCGAGCCGCGATTTCACGAACTGCGTCAGCGTCTCGCTGTAAACCTTCCATATCTTCCGAAAGGTTCCCCACGCGCTGGGCAAGTTTGTCTATCGCATTCGCTAGAGACGACGACGCACCAGTAGACTGATCAAACGCTCCAACGACTTTCAGGGCAGCGGTATTCAGGTTTTCGACCGCCTGACCAACCGTCAGTACCCGCGTGCCGAACTGCTCGCTGACTCCTTGAGCAGCCCTGCGCAGGGCCGTAACCAATGCGTCAGATGTGATCTTGCCGTCCGCGGCGAGCTGGCGCAGTTGCCCGATGGGAATTCCCAAGCCGTCTGCGATAGCTCGCGCAAGACCGGGCGTTTGCTCCATGACGGAATTCAGCTCTTCGCCCCGGAGCACCCCGGATGCCAACGCCTGTCCAAACTGCACCAGCGCCGCCTGGGCAGACGCCGCACTGGCACCGGAGACTGCAACGGCTTGCGCAACCGTCGTCGTCAGGTCGGCTACGTCCTGCAGGTTTAGCCCGAGGCTTTCAGCATTCTGGGCAAACCGCTGGTAGACCTGGGCAATACTGTCGACGCTCTGGGCCGTGCGCATGGCGATGCTGAAGACATCGCCAGTCGCCTGGGCCAGCCCCTCAGTTGTCGCAGTGACCAGCCTGAGCCTGTTCTGCAGCTCCGTGTACGCATCCGCGTACCGCATAACCGCTGCCACGGAGAACACCGCAGCCAGCTGAGCCGCAATGGCTGTCGCCGCGCCAGACCAAATCTGCCCGAGCTTCGCTGCCGACTGCTCCGCATCCCGGGCAATGTTTCGACCAGCGCGTTGCGCGGTGCGCTGGGCACGCTCCATGCCCTGCTCGAATCCGCCCGTTTTCGCAATCAGGTCGATGGTCAGCTGACCAAGCGAACGACTCGCCATCCTGAGTACCTATTTGTTCCGCCTGCGCCAGAGCTTCTTCTGGCGATCTGACTTCTTCCCGCCCCACAGGGACGCCAGCAGTGCAGCCACGTCTTCTGCATCACCCGTGGTCTCTTCACCGCGCTTGGGCAGAAAGTCCTCGATCTTTGCCTTCTTCCCGCCCTGATAGCCACCGTTGACATTGATCAGGATCGCCGCCAACAGTGCAAAGCCCCGCTGTAGTTCCGGCACCAGTGCGGCGCTGCGGCTTGAGTAGCCATGCGCCTTGAAGTATGCCCCCCACTGCATCGCTTCCCGGTACGTCATCCTGGACTTGGCATCACGTACGGTCATCCCCAGCGCGAGGGCCACCTCGTGCCAAAACTCGTCAGACGGGGTCAGGTCGACTTTCCCGTTTCGTCGCCCCCGTTGACCTCCTTGAAGGCCGCAATGAGCTTGGCCACCAACTCAGGTGCCAAACGGTCGGCCTGCGCCTGGGTCAACTTCGTCTGCCCCCCATCGAACAAGATGCCCTCAGCGATCAGCGCCGTGGTCACACTCCCCTTGTTCGATCGAGAAATATCCTCAACCTTCTTGTACGGCAGCTGCAAGACGTGAATCTGGTACTTGGCTGGTACGCGCTTGCCATCCACCACCTCGTACCATTCGATTTCCTTTTCCACCGGCGTATCAGCAACTAAACCACCGGTAGTTTCCAGTTCCGCAATCTTCAAAGACTTCATTTAGGCCTCCAAGAAAAAGCCGCCTGTCTCCGGGCGGCGCAGGATTACGACGACTGGCTAGCAGCCGGGATCAGCTGAGGCTCGCCAGACACCTGGATGTTGATGTTCGATTGCACAACGCTGTTTTGGGCAAACGAGAACGGGAAGGCCGACATGTAGCCCTCGAACACGATCCAGGCCCGGGTATCCGGCAGGTCGAACACGTATTCGCCCGAGCTGTCAGCCGCAGCCGTCGGGGCATCGCCAGGAACTACAGGCTCACCGGCCACCGTCTGCTGAAAGCCCACCGCCCACAACAGCTTGACACCCGCGACTTTCAGCTGGTGCAAGCGAACATGGTTCGGATCCTGCGGGTCCGTGTAGATCGTGAAACTCGCGGTGCCAGGCGTAGCCAGACCCGCTTCATAGGTCCGAGCCAGCGAGTTCAAGCAGGTCGTCTCGATCTGCTCGATCGTCGTGTCGATACCATCGATCGACGTCACGCACCCGACATCGATCAGCTCACCCGTTTCCGGGACCAGGGCCCAAAAGCCCGTACCTTGAGTCTTCACTGCCATTGGATAGCTCCTTGCCTGTGCAGGCACAAAAAAACCCGCGGCAAGCGGGCAAGTCATCTCCAATCAGGAGCCTGGGCGCGGGGGTTAGGAGACATGGCCCCCTTCGGCTGGCCGGCCTAGCCCAGGCAAACCGCACTACCGGTTAACCCACCAATCCACGTCGAAGCTGCAACGGTAGGACTGCGTTTCGTCATCCCGACTCTCACCACGCCACGACGTGACATGACCGTATGGCTCGAATGCATCCCGTAGCGCCATGGCGCAAGCCCTCGCTGCATTCGCGGTCGTCGCGTAGACGTCGATCTGCGTCGTAAACGCGTCGATGTTCGGCGTGTTGGTCAGATAGTTCTCCGGCGCACCCCCCACCATCTGCCAGACTGCATAGGGGTACGCCACGTTCTGCGGTGCCATCCCGAACATGTAGACGCGGGTCGGGTTGCTCCCCAACAGGGCCGTCACGGCAGGACTTGCCGCTGCGTACTTGAAAACTGGCGGGTAGCTCATTTGGTCTTCAGTTTCGCTACTTCGATCCCGACCTGCCGCTCGAGCTCCGCAGCCACCGCGTTGAACACCTCCGAGACGCTCGCCGCAGCAGCAGGCCGTAGGAAAGGCTGTGCACGAGCCCGCTCAGTCCCAAGCTCCACCAGATGCCAGTGTGGCGTGTTGCCGCCCCTGCCTTCGTCCGGGTTCCCTCGAGGGATACGGCCTCTGCTCGTCAGCACGCCAACGCTCACCATCGTCTCCCCCGTCTGCTTGAAATAGCGGCTGCGAAACCGTTGACCTATGTTGTCTGCGATCCGGCGGCCCGTCTGCGGATCATCGACCTGCAGGGCGTTCTGCTTAGCCCGCTTGCGAACAATTGAAGCGCCCTTCCCCACTGCTTTACGAGCAGCCGACCGGCGCACTTTCAGCGGCAATTCCTTCAGATTCCGGAGCACCTGGTCCAGGCCGTGCAGGGTCACTGATCGCCTCCAATATGTCGGGAATCCGCGGGAAACACGTCAACTCCGTGTAGCGGCTGCAATTGATCACCTCGCAGCGGCGAACCTTCGCCAAAATCGCCACTGCCTGAAACTGGCCGCGCCAGGTCCGCACCTTCTTTTCGTCCGGATTCTTTGTCCGGTCGTGCGCTCCGTGCCAGTGCAATCCATGCTTAATCGAGCAGTCGTACCCGAGCAGGATCACTCGCTCCGCACCACGCTCGATGGCAAACTGAATCGCCCGCATCCCGGAGTTGTAGGGACCCACCACCTTGTGCAGGTTGATCCCATGCTTCTGGGCTGCCAGCCTGGTGCACGTCCACCGTTCTGCTGGGATCGTGACTTCATCCCCGTAGGCATCCCACCAGGCGGCGTCCCCGGCATAGATCACGTCTGCGAAGCGTGCCATGCGCCAGCTTGAGTTGACGGCCACCGTGGGTAGCCCGGATCGTCTGACCAGATCGCAATCCGCTTGTGTCAGAGATGGCCCGCTGGCAATGCAGACCACCGTCTGCCCTTCCCAGACCTTACTGACCACTGATGCTTGTCCCCTCGCTTACCGCCAGGGTCAGGTACTCAAAGCCGCTGTCAGGATCAGCCAGAATGCCCTCGATGTTGTAGACCCTTTGCGCCCCGTGCACCGTGTGGACGATCCGCATTGAGGCATCCAGCCCATCCAAATACCGGATCGTGACTCGGGCCTTCACCTTTGACTGGGTCGCCTGAGCCGCCGTGAACTCCCGGACCGACAGTGGTTCGACTGCCGCCCAACAGGTATGGACATCCCGCCACTCACGGATTTCATCCCCGGTGATCGGATCCTGGCCAAGGTAGGCGTACTCTTGGATCGTCACCCGATGGCGAAGCTTCCCGGCTGCGAGGCTCATACGACCGTGCTCCGGCGCAACGGTGTCAGCAGTGCGGTGGCCACCGCGCTGAGCGAGTACCCATGCCCCCAATGAGGCTGCACGTGCTGCGCCCCTTCACCCTCGCGGAATCGATACAGGGATGCGAGCTCCACGAGCACCGCCGCTTTGACGGTCGGCTTGACGATCGGCCCGTTCGAATCCCATTGCGGGACAGGATCGCCATTGCTGCCCGTCACGATCTGGCCGGTCGAATCGGTCTCGAGCTCATAGGCCCGCCACGCTTCCTTGAGCCAAAGCACAACAGCCTGGCTCACCGCCTGGATCATCAGCGTCAGCCAGGCGTCATCTGCCGACCCGTCAATCCGCAGATGGTCGCGAGCTTCTTGCAAGGTCACAAACTGCATGCTACGCCCCAAGCTTGATAGGCTCGGTAGCAGGCCGACGCAACGAGCGTGACACGCCCTCACCATCCCGACCGCGACGCACGAACAAGCGCCAATCCTCCTTCTTGTCCGGGCCCGGGCACTCGGATGTATCTTTCAGCGCAATCCAGGCGTTGCCGTCATACGTGACAACATCGTCCTTCTCGAAGGACATGCCTTGACGCCAATAGCCCTTCCATACCGGGACCGGCAGGCGCTTCTTGATATCCCCACCCTTACCCTTGATCGTGAGCGTGCGTTCGCCGTCGTACTCGACCGAAAACTCCGTGAAATCGGCCCCATCCCGACCGCAAACCTGGCCAAGATCCTTGGCCTCGCCATTTGACAGCGTGACAATCAGGTGCCCTTCCCGGCTGACCATCGCACCGGCTAGGCCAACCCCGTCCTTGCCGTCCTTCCCATCCTTCGGGGCTGGTATGGCCGCGACTGCCTTTTCCACCTCTGCGCGGATTATCGGCGCAACATCCTCCGTGGTCACCGAGGTGCCGTCCTTGCCTGGTGCACCATCTTTGCCGTGGATCACCGTCGGCTGGCGCTCGGACAGCTCCTTGAGCTGGGCCCGCAAGGTCTCAATATCGGCCTTTAAGGGCGCGACAGCCTTCAGAATCGCCTCGCCCATGGCTTGGCCAAATGCTTCAGGGTCAAACATGGGCAATCCCCAGTTGCTTGTTCATGGCCTGGATCGCCTTCTGAGTAGCGAGAAAGGCGCGAATTTCGTCCTGGACCGGATCAGGCTCTGTCACTCCAACATCAGGAACGATTCGATTCTGCCGGACCTGATCTAGCGGATAGTCTTGCTGCTGCATGTAGACCGTATCGCCGCCTTCCAACGGGCGACGGTTGAATCGACGGCGTCCTTCGTTCGGGGTTTCGATACCACCACCGACGAGCTTCGTCGCGACGTCGGCACGCTTGCCTTCATCCATCCGCATCAACGGCTCGATATCCAGCTTGACACTCAGCGGACGCTCGATCTTCAGGCCATCGTCCAGCAGCTCTTCCATGTGCTGGATATGCGGCTGCAGGGCGTCGTTGTAGTACATGAGGTTGACACCATCGGCGCCTAGCCCTGCCGGGATATCGCCAATTCCGACCTTAAAGGGCGGCATGCCGAACGGCTGGCAGATCTGGATATCCGAGTAGCGCATCTGCTCGATCATCTGCGCATCGATGGATTTCATCGCAAAGGGCGTGAACTTCATATCAGCCCCGATGATTGCTACTTTCCCAGCCTTCCCCTCGGAGAATTCCCTGTTCCAGTACTCCTGCACGGCCTTGGCGTCCTCCTCCGACATACCAGCTGGGGCCGTCAGCAAGCCCCCGGGCTGGGCATTGTTCGCGAAGAACTCCGTTGCGCTGCGCATGATCTTCATGTTTTTCAGCGCTGGCCAGTACGCCGCAGCAAGCGGCGGCACACCGACCAAGGGATGGTGCACGGTCATGCAACGATCGTGGATGATTTCCGACGCGGGCACGACAAGGTTCTTCGCAGGGTAGTCCTCCGGAAGATTGTTGAGTTTGTCCGTGTAGAGCTGATAGAACACGGCACCGGTGTCTGCCACCATGGGCAACACCCGCTCTGGGTTCAGCACGTACAGAGCCTTGACCACGCCCCTCTGATCGCGCTGCTTGAGTATGTACGCATTTCCATGGATCAGTTTTGTCAGTATCCAGTACTCACGAAACTGAGCAGCGGTCTGGTATGGGTTCGGGCGACGCAGGACGGGGTCATACGCAGCGTTCGTCGTCGCATTCCAGATACCATCCTGGTCCAACAGCTTCAGGCTAAACGGGAGCTTTCCGATATCCGACGCAATGCGAAAGATGCAGGCGTACAAGGTCGGATACGTCAGAAGGTCGCCGCGCGTTTCCTCAACATTGCGCTGCCACGCCCCAGAGAACGGCTCAAGAATACGTCGCCATCCGCGCGACAAAATTGGCACAGGCTGGGCCGATTTCTGGGTGCCGACTTTGAGCCCGAACAGTCGCATTTAGATAGCCTCGAAAAGCTCGATGTTGTTGACATCATCCCCGCCCTTCAGGGCGGCGTTATGTCATGGTCGTGGATTGAAAACCGGGCGAAGCACATCATGACTGATCACCCGCTTCTGTAATCCGCTTGCGCAGCTCGTCCGCATCCCAGCCGTGATACGGACGCTTGCCCACCACGGCCTGATACTGCGCGCGCAGCTCCATCAGCTCATCAACGGAAGATCCAGCAGGCTCTGCGGCCCGCATGTCTCGTGTCAGGTAGGTGCCACGCCCAAGCGCCGACAAGACCTTCGCAAACCGGCGGTCCATCACCTGAGTCCTGCCGTTGGCGTAGCGGAATTTGACCTTTGCCATGTCCTCTCCCTGACAAAGAGGGGGCCGAAGCCCCCTCCCATCATCACGAGCTCGAGACAGCCTCGGCCCAATTGACGCCTTCCAGATACGCCACCGCGCTCGAGCGACGGCGGGCCCAGTTGATCGTCCGCTCGGCCCGGAAGCCAACCAGGTTGCGCTGCCAGAGCGAGACCAGCACCGTCGACGCAGTCGTCGGGTTGTCCGGGGAATCGTCCATCTGCAGGGACGCTTCAGTCGACATCGAGATCTCGATGCCGCCGTCATCACCCAGGTAGATGTCGCTCGCGTTGACCAGCGCCACCACGGCACCCGAGGAGTCCTTCGGCACATACTCGGACACGATGACAGGCAGGCCGAACAGCGTACCGCCGGTCATCGAGATGCCCGGGAACTCGGCTTGACCCAACGGGTTCTGCATCAGGCTCAGAGCCAGAGCAGTCGTGGCCGGCATGATGAACACGCCAGAGGTCGGGGCGTTGTTGGCCGCAATGAAGGCATCGAATAGCGCCTTGATGTCGGCACGCACCGCATCGGCGTCGGTGCCGCTCGAGGCGATACCGGTGACACCGTTCAGGATCGAGGCCGGAGAGACCCCAGCAACCGCCGACTTGGCGGGGTCGATGAAGTCAATGTCCAGGCGCTCGCGCAGCGCGGCAGCCAGCTGGTCTCGGATGATCACGTCAGCCGAGGGGCTGGAATCGCGGATAACCTCCATGGTGGCCACGGCGATGTTGGCAACCTTCAGCGGTTCCAGCGTGGTGCGGCTGAAGTCGAACTTGGTCAGCGGCTTGGCTTGACCTTCGCCCACCCAGTACCCAGACCCGCCCGAGGTCTGACCGACCAGAGGCGTGCGGAACGGCACTCGACGCAGAGACGGAATTCCGTTCGTCCCGAAGCGGCCCAGAATCGTCTGCGGGCGCAGGAACTCAACGAAGTCCGCGAACACGGCGGTTTCATCGCCGACCAAATTGCCCGCCCAGTCCGAGTTACCAGTCGTGGCCGCAGCGACCGCCGCCTTGCGGACCATCGCTTCGGTCGCCTTGACGATCTGCTCGTAATCACCATACATCGCCTTGGCAATATCCACGGCATAACGATGCTCAAGGTGACCGAGCGCCAGGCACTTGGCAGCACGCGCGAACGCAATGCCAGGCTCAAGCTTCTGGGTGTTCTTCACCTGCACCGGCACGGCCTTGGCGCCACCCGCAGCCGGACGGTTGGCACTGTCAGAAGTATCCACCGGCGTGGCAGACGCCTTTTCCTGCTCAGCCAGCACGCTGAAGCGCTGGATGTCAGCGTCAATCGCCTTGATTTCCCCCTGCAGGGTGTCGAACTGCTCGACCTCGGCAGGATCCATGGTGCGGCTTTCTTCCGCTGCCTTCTTGGCGATTTCCTTGATTTCGGCCTCCTTCGTGGCTTTCGTCGCCTTGAGGGCCTCGACTTGATCAGCAAACGTCGGCATGACGTCCTCCAGAAATAAAAAAACCGCCTCGAAAGGCGGTCATGACTCGACAGCGCCGCTCTCAGGCGGCAACGGATGCGATCCCAGCGGCCCTCGTTAGGCGGCGGATCGGGTGGGGCGGATCAAGCGAACGGCCCCTTTCGGAATGCTTTGCTCCTGCTTGGCAGGTTGGATCAGTTGAACGACACCCTTCTTGCTCAGCTCGAAACGCTTAATCTGAGTGATCAGGTCGGGCGTCAACTTCATCGACTTCACCGCGGTGATGACCGCCTCGGCATTGGCCGGGATCGTCACCATCGAAAGCTCGTAGACTTCCGTCTCCTGAAAGTCGATCCCGCCATCGTCACGGAAGGCGTACTTGATCGGACGAAAGCCGATCGACACGGCCCGCACTAGCCCGTACTTGATCTCTCCCCAGGCGGTGTCAACGCGCTCCTTCAGCAGCCCCTCCTCCTCGATCCGAGGAATTTCCGCTGTAAACGCAATCCCATCCTTGGTCGGGCGTCCGAACTCCACCAGCCCAACGGGCTCGTCATGGTCGTGCTGGTGCAGCAATGGCAACGGATTCTTGAACTGAACGCCAAGGGGATTGATCGTGTCCCCGACTCGGTCCGGATTGGGCGTCGTGGCAATGCCCTTGAAGACGCGCTGGTCCGCGTCCACGCTCTGCACGTCAAACAGGCTGTACGCTCGTTGAACGGTTTTCATCGTCTGTTCCCTTACCCGGCCACAGCCAGGACCAACTTCTTCGGTTTCTCCACGTCCTGCGGCATGACTCCGATCGCCATGGCCAGGGCAACCATGCCGTCAATGCGGCGCCGCTCAGATGGTTTGGCGAATTTCCTCGTCCCAGCAGTGGGTCCGTCGACCGTCACCGCATTAGCCGCGCACATGGTCAATACCGGGTGGTTGCCGTGCTTGAGCTTCTTGCCCAGAAGCCTCGCTTCAAGCTCGCGTAGCGCCGGGCTCATGGACGCGAAGCCTTGGCCAAATTCCACGAACTTGGCGAGCTCGTCAGCAGTGAAGCCAACCTTCTCAAGCCAAGGCCGCAGAAAGCGCATGTTGTATCGATCGAACGCCAGCGCCTGGACCTTGTATCGGTCGAAGACACCGCGCAGGTACTCGGCGACGTACTCGTACTCGATCGCCCGTCCAGGGGTGAGCTGCAAGTGGCCTTGCTTTGCCCACACGTCGTATGGAACCTTGTCGGCTCGGCTCTTCTCGGCTATCCCATCAGCCGGCAGCCAGAACACGCACTGGACACTGCCATCCCGACCCACCAGCGTCAGTGCGGTCAGGTCGGACACACTGGACAGATCCAACCCGCCCCAGACTTCCTCTCCTTCCAGGTCGATCGGCTGCCCACCGTTCTCCGCCCATACTGCCCGCGTCACAAAGGGCGACTTCGCCTCACAACGCTGATTGAGTATGAGGTTCCGGTATCCGGCTTCCATGCTAGGCAGCCGCTTGGCGTCTGCCGCTTGCTTACGCACCTCGGCCTTGTTCATGAAGACATCGAAGTGCGGGTTTGCCGCCCGGATCGCCTCGTCCGAGAATGGGTCCAGGTCCAGCGGAGCCGTGTACAACGCAACTTTGACCCTGGGATCTGCACCAGTCAGGGCGTCATCGATCAGGATGCTCAGCAGGTCGGCATCCGTTGGCGCTTGGGTGCTGATGATGATCGACAGGGGTTCCTCGTGAGCCGCCGACGCCGTTTCGATGGCCTCGTACAGCTCCGACCTCGGCCCACGCACCTGCCCCAACTCGTCATGCACCGCGAACACAGGGCTCAGCCCATAGGCCGTCGACGCATCCGCCGACAAAGCCCGGTACGTCGTCCCCAGCTCTGGGCAGACCAGGATCTTTGTCGACTCCTTGACCTGCACGTACTCCGCCAGCGTAGGCGACATCCGCACCACCTTGGCCGCGTATCCGAACAGAATCGCTGCCTGCTCGCGAGACTGTGCCGCGCTGTAGAGCTGGCTGTTTGGCTTTGCTTCCGGTCCGCAGAGGTGCAGCAGAAGCAGAAATGCGCTCGTCGCCGTCTTCGCGTTCTTTCGCGCCATGCTCAAGATGAACGTGCGCGTCGGCGTGTCGTAGATCTGCTTGATCCACCCCTTCTGCTCGGCGGTCAATCTGACCGGCTGCCCGACGAGCTTCCCATCCGGCACCAGGCAGTGCTCTTCGATCCACCGGATGTTCCGATCGCCACGGGTCAGTCTTTTGGCAGTTCCCACGGCTTCCTTGTCCGGGCAAGGTTCCGATTAGCCCGCCCCACCGTCTTCGGATCAGTGGTCGCCTGGCGCGTGATCCTCAGACGAGTCGCCAAGGACGACGCCGATCGAACCTCACGCTCCTGCATGGCCAACAAGCGGTCGTACCGCTTCAGCCCATCATCATCGGCCAGCCACTGCCGGTCGAAGTTCAGAATCTCGTCCGCAATCAACCGAGCCTGGACCACATGCCGGCAGTACATCTCCAACAATGGCCCGTGCACTGGCGTGAAGGCATCGGCAGGCTGGTCCTCTACCGTCTGGATCCATACCTCGCGCTCTGCATCCGTCAAAGTTGCCGGTGGTGCCAGACGGTCCGCCCGGACCACGGGCGCAACTAGGGCGGCGAGCTCAGCTGCTGCAGCTGACTGTCTGCCTCGTTGTGCCACGATATGAATCCGAGAAATTCTGGACGTTTAGAAAAGGAAGGGTGGGCGCGCGGTCTCGAGCGATGCGCCGACTTCGCGCCGACCTACCCCCCCTGGGTATCGACCGGCCACCCATCGAGCCCGATCGGCTGCAGGTCTGTGCCGGTCTCTTCCCTTCGCTTGATGCTGTCATGGCACCGCTTGCATAGCGGCTGCCAGTTCGTTCTGTCCCAGAAGAGCTTCTTGTCCCCTTTATGTGGGATCTTGTGGTCCACCACTGTGGCGGGTTCAATCCGCCCTTCCTGTTCACAGTAGGCGCACAGTGGATTGCGCCAAAGGAAAGATTCGCGTGCCTTGCGCCACTTGCTTCCGTAGCCTCTCTGGGCTGCTGTGCGCTTATCCTCTCTCCAACTCACGGGCGCTTTACCCTTGCCAACAGACGGGCGGCTCTTTCGTAGGCTATGCGGGCGTACCGCTTGAGGGCTGCCCTGCGTCGGGCGCATGCAGTGCACGTCATGATTTCCGCCAACAAAAAACCGCCCCGAAGGGCGGTCGATTCCGCGCTGACGCGTCTATTCAGGCGATTGCGGCAATTCCGGAACCTGTTGCCACTGTTTGTGAGTGGGAACTGGGCCTCCCCAACTTGGCCGGTATTGCCAAATCGTTCCGTCGTCGGCAAGGGCGAACAACGCCGGGACCGAGGTCGTGCTGTGCGAGTTCCCCGAAACAATGGTAGTCGCAGTGATCTGAATGATCTTTCTGGCCATACTCATTTCCTCCTTGGAACAAGGCGCTACAGCATCGCAATCAGCGGAAGGCCAGTCACTTAGGGACCTCCCTGATTCTCGGAGCCAAAAAGACTCGCCCCGGCGAGCAGAATGCTCAAACCGGGGCGATCAAAGGCCCGCCGCTGGGCCACTAGAGGAGACGGTACGGCTAATAGGCTGACAATGCGACAGCCTACAGAAATGATCCTAGTTATGTCCCCACAGTTTGGCAATGTGTGGGGACAAAATAGTTTGGCTCATACCCAGACAAGTAGCGCCCGCCCAACACCGCGGCCAGCGTCTTGTGCGCAAACTCGTAGTGCCGGTAGTAGATCGTCCGCGGGATCCGCAAGCGCTCAATCTTCTGCTTCACCGGACCCAGCCACACGTAATGGGCGACTACCACGAGTTTCATATCCGGGTGCAGGCGCTCAATAGCGGCGTCGAGTCGACGCACGTCGTCATCAACCAGGAACGCATCCGGATCTGCACGACGCTGCCCGTCGACGCGCATCCGAGCGAATGCGGCCATGTCGGGGTAGCCCAAAGCGCTGCGATTCTCGCCTCGCTTCCAGGCTCCCCATTCCGACAGCAGGATCTCGAGGTTCGACCTCACGCGCCCAGCTCCGTGTAGGGAACTCGGGTCGACAGCGGCAGGATAGGCGGCTGCCACTGCCGGGCCCGTTCTAT